CGGCCCCAGTTGACTACATGAGCGCCACCGATGCTCAGCGGGCAACGGGGGCTTTCTGGGGCGATGAGGCAACGCCGGGGATGCCAAACGGCGATCCTGATAGCAACTGGTTTTGAGGTGATGAAATGACTGCATATAATGCCCCAGCCGTAGCAGATGCGGTTATCGCATATCAAAAGCCTATCACCTTGCAACAGGGTCGGGCGCTGCGGGACAATCCAAAGGCAATGGGCGAGGCGGATGCAAGCGTGCCTTCAAATTTGCTTCCAACCGTCCTGCTTGGCACGCTGACAACGACAAGCGGCACGACGCAAACGCTGTCCAGCCTTGTCCTGACGCCCTATCGGTTCTTGCGGTTTACGGTCAACGGGGTTTCGTCTGGATCATCTGCTGTCACCCTCCGGCTTGGCACGGCAGTCATTGGCGGGCAGCTGACAACCGCTGTTGAGACTTGGCTCGGCACGGTCACGCTGGACTTAACCAATGGCGTTGCGACCGGGCTGCTGCAAGTCGTCAGTGGGTCCACAACGGCCATTCTTGCGGGCGCATCTGGATATACCGCCGCATCAACTTCTATCTCATTCGGGCTTGGCGGCGCGGCATCTTTCGACGCTGGATCAATCCTCGTTTACGGCGAGAAGTGATAGCCGCTAAAACTATGTTATGATATAACACGACAAAACAGTGAGGACTACATGGCCGTCAATCTCGTCACCGTCACCGGAAATCTTGAAACCCTGATTGGCAGCACGCCGCCTCTGGGCCGGGTGTGGTTTAAGCTGAACCGCCCAGCGTGGAACCTCGCGGGGGATATTTTCGCGCCGGAATATGTCGAGGCTGTGGGCGATCCAACAACCGGGGCTTTCTCGGTCGCGCTGCAAAGCACGGATGATCTAGGGCTTGCTGTGACATACACGGCATTGCTGCGGTATCGTGACGCTGTGGATGGAAAAGACAAGGAATATTCTTTCGGCCCGTTTATTCTGCCAACAGGTGGGCCATATCAGCTTGGTGATTTGCTGGTGTATCCCATCCCGCCGCTCGACGATATGGACGTGATTGACGGCATGAGCCTGTCACTATTCGGGGCCATTGGCGACGGTATCACCGACGATAGCGCGGCGATCCAGAACGCGCTAATGTCAGGATATAAGCGGCTGTTTGGCGTTCCGGGGTCAACCTATTACATCAACAGCACCGTGAAGGCGACTGGCGTTATCGGCGTGACGCTGGATCTGACCGGGTGCAATACCACGCAGGGCAACAACGCGCTGCCGGGGGTGTATTTTCTCAATTGCACCAACTGCCATATTCTCAGCGGCAATTGGACGGGGAATTACGACACGGCCGGGGTTTGGGAAAGCCTATCCACCACGGGGGGCATCACAGACGGCGGCACAACTGGCGCTTCTGTCGCGGCCTATTCCGGCGTGTCCACGATTTCAATCAATGGCCTTGGCACTGGCTATGTCCGCAAGGGCGACCGGGTGTCATACATTACCGCTGGCGTGACATATGGCTATATCGTGCAGGCGGATGTGCTGATTGCTGCTGGCGTGGCGGCGGTGACGTTGGACCGGGTGCTTGATGCTGCAACTACCTTGGGCCAGACGATCTGGGTTGATCAGGGCGTGCGCCGTCAGTGCATCCCCACGGCTTATTCGGCCGGCGTGTCGTCAATCACTGTTGGCGCGGCGGATGTGACTTCGGCCACGGGTAGCCCGCGTTTGGTAGCGGGTGATCAATTCTGCTTCCATACGAACAAGAACGAAATCAACTCGATTGATTATTCCGAGGTCTACACCGTTGTCGCCAATGCGGCCTACTCCGGCACATATCCCAACGTCTCGGCCACGGTCACAATCACCCCGGCGCTGGTGACTTCCAAGGTGCTGGGCCAGCGGATCACGTCCATTCAAGACGTGCGCAATAACAAGCACTCGCTGATCCTGTTTTACGGCTGTGAAGATTGCACGGTTGAAGATGTGCGGATTAGCCGCGCGCAGTTGCACGGCATCGCTATGAACGCCACCATTCGCAGCCCTTGGGAGGGTGTGAACCCCGACACGGCTGCAAACCACGGCTGTAAAATCATCAATTGCACCGACGACGACAGCGAGACAGGATCATCGTTTGTTGCTGGTCATGCGACTGACTTCCGGGTGACAGGATCAACCTCGCGCGGGTCGATCAACCGCAATGGCGTGCAAATGGAGCAATGTGTTTCCGGCATCATCACCAACAACATTTTCGACGGTATCAAAGATGGCGTGATGGTTACGGGCGAAACCAAGCGCGTGACCATCGCTGACAATGCGGTTAAAAATTGCCAGATCGGCATTGAGCAACGCAACGTTTGCCGCGAAATCATTATCACCGGAAATACAATCGTGAATGATCCGGCGTTTTCGCTTTACGGCATCCGCGTTGAGGCTGGGTATCGTGATGAAAGCCTGCTTGAAACGACATATAACAGCCTTTGCCTCGTGCAGGCCAACACCGTAACAGGGCGTTGCATTGTATCTGGCAGCTTCAACGGATCGTCAATATTGGTGACGCCGCCAACCGCTGCAACCACGGGCAGCAATTCGCAGCGCCCGCATTACGTGCAAATCTTGGACAACATCATCACCTACGCGGGGCGGCACGGCATTTCGATCCTGCGCGGTGTGCGCGGGCGCTGCGAGGGTAACACGGTATTCAATGCGGGCTACTCCGGCATCTATGGCATCAACTGCGAGGATTTCGATTTCATTCGCAATACCGTGATTGATGCTGGTGTGACTTCGGCAAATGGCGCGTTCCAGATTGACGGCGGGACGGGGATTGTATTCATCGGCAACCGCGCAGATGTGACGATTTCCACGGGCCAAAGCTGGGGCTTGGACACGCTCAATACTCCGACATTCCGCGTGATGGATGGAAACATCATGCGCGGCACGGTTGCTGGCAACGTGGCGTCAGTGACTGATGATGTATCAAGCGCAGGGTTTGGCCATCGCTCCTTGGAAAGCCGCCTCTTGGACGGCGTGCGCAATACCGCAGGCGGCGGGTTGTCGGGGCGGCAAGTAACGACTGGCGACAATAACACGATGCTTGGCTATAGCGCTGGATTGGTGCTGACCACAGGCAACCGCAACACGCTGATCGGGGCCGCGACTGCTGTTGACGCAGGATCGCGCAGCAATGCCATCGCTCTGGGCTATGGAGCCATTCCCAAAGCTAACGGCGAACTTGCTTTGGGCGATGATGCTGGGGCTACCAACGGCATTGCCAGCATCACCACAGCCCCCACTGGCACCGGAGCGGCGGCTTTGCCTGCCACGCCATCCAAATACATCACAGTCAGGTTTAATGGGGCTGCGGGTTATATCCCGTGGTATGCCGCATGAATTTGGGCCTGACAACGCCAGAGGCGCAAGCCGGGGCCTATGAATGGGCGGCTGTCCTGCTTGCGCACGGGCTTATTGGCATGGCGCTGGTGGCAGTTGTCGCTGCGGCGCTGGAATGGCTTGCTGGCGATCATATTGATGATCTAGGCTTGCTGTCATGGCTTATCGTCGCCGTGTGCTACGCGGTGCTGTGGGAAGGCGCTGTGCAGGCTTTCGGCGCTGGCCCAATGGATGCCGCCGTTGATACCTTTGCAGTTGCATGCGGCGGGTTTCTGGGCTTGTCAGCATGGATGCGGCGCGGCGTGTTGATGGCTGTCAGCATGGCCGCGTTTTCAGTCGTGGCCTTTGATGGCATATGGAGGCGTAAAAAATGATGAGCCGCGCCGCCGTGATAAATGGCCTGACTGAATATCTGGTTCAGCCAATCCTATCGCACATGCAGGTTGCTATCGTGCTGATAGGTTCGCTGTTTTGGATTGAGGCTGTTACATCCGGCGAGGCATTTTCAGCGCGGGTATTTGGGGATTTCGCGCTGATGTTTCCAGCTGAAATGTGGGCCGGAACCATGATGGCAGGATCGGCTATGTGCTGGATTGGATTGCGGCATCCTGTCAAAAAATGGATGATTGCGGTAGGCGCTGGTATTCAGACTGTGCAATATCTCGCCCTAGGGTATAGTGCAATTGCGACGGGAGGGGAAATGGTGATCGGGCTGCATTGCACCACCTTCTTTGCCCCGATATTCTTCCGCATGTTTTGGGAGGCGATGCACTGTGAACCTCGGTGAATATGTCGCCTCGTTTGGCCCCGTCGCTGGCGTTTTTCTGTTTATGTGGTTCAACAGATCGCAGACCAAAGCCGAAAAGCCTACTGATCCAATCGCAAAGCTAGATGCCCTGATAGAAGGCCAGACCGCTATTATGACCATGCTGGAAATTCTCAAGGATAGGATCAAGCGATGAGCCGTGCTGAGTTTTATAAATCCATTCGGCCAATGTTTCACGGTGTCTTGTCGCAGCAGCAGGTTGACGGGATTGAGGCGATTTTATCGGCCACCGAAGGCTTGCCAATCACGCACCGCGCCTATCTCATGGCAACTGCGGCGCATGAGACAGATCAAACCATGCAGCCGATAACCGAATATGGCGGGCGCAAGTATTTCGAGAAATACGACACGGGCAAGCTGGCCAAGGCGCTCGGCAACACACCGCAGGCGGATGGCGACGGCTATATCTATCGCGGGCGTGGCTATGTGCAGCTGACCGGGCGTGCTAACTACGCCAAGGCTGGGGAGTGGCTCAATCTGGATCTGTTGCACAAGCCAGACTTGGCATTGCAGCCGACCATTGCGGCGCAAATCCTTGTGCGCGGCTGTAGCAATGGATGGTTTACGGGCAAGAAGCTTTCCGACTATCTGCCCGGTGATTATCGAGGTGCGCGTCGGGTTGTGAACGGCACTGACAAGCAAGACGTGATCGCGGGCTATGCGCGCGAGTTCGAGGCGGCGCTGCGGCTGTTGCCGGAGAAATTGGTGGAAGATGAAAACACCGTTTCACAACAGGCAGTTACGCCGACCTTGTGGGATAATCCCACAGCCCGTGAAGATAAACCCTCATTCTGGCGCGCTCTATGGGCGCTGCTTACTGGCAGAGGAGCCTGACCATGAACATCGCACTTATTCGCGGACTGATCTATCTCGCCGGGGCTGGGGCTACTGGCCTGTCGTTGGCGCAGTTCGGCGCTTTCGATACGGCAACCATGACCTTCGACCTGTATCCGTTCCGCGTGGACGATGCCGTGCGGGCGCTGGTGTCTGGCGGCGGCAACCTGCTGGCGATGGTCATGGTTTGGCGGCAGGCACGCAAATGAAGCGGCGCACATATCTAATGATCACAACCGCATTGCAGACATGCCTCCCGGCCTCCCGGTTTGTCTACCAAAACCACCCGTATTCTAGTGTGTGGCTATGATCCTCTCGGCCATCATCGCCAAGGCCATCCCCTACCTGCTGGGCCTCATGGGGCTGCTGGGCGTCTACTGGCGGGGCAAACACAACGGCGTCGTTAAGGCGCACCGCGACACGCTGGAGCGGTATCAGAAAACACGGGAGCGGATGGATGATGTGGAAGCTGGGGATGATCCTGACGCTGCTAAACGCTGGCTGCGTGAGCGCGGTCAGTGAGCGGGCGATCTGCGACGGGACCGCATCGGCGCGGCGCGAACACGCGGCGGCTTTGGCTGTCGATGCGGGGCCTCGGTCGATGGTTACGGGCGCGCGGTTGATCCGGTTGGTTGACGCGGGATGCCGTTAACACGTCCCGTGCGTCATGGGGTCTCCTGCGGTTTTGCGGGCGGTGCGGCATAGGCGAAGTCGATATGTTCCTCGACTGCATCCCACGCGGCTTGAATTGCGGCGCTGCCCTCTAGCCGAATGGCAGCGCGAAGCACGTTGATTTCGGCATACATCTTCGGGACATTGCGGCGTCCGTATTTCTCAGCCATCACCGCCCCTCCGTGTCTGCGGTGGCGATCAGAGCGCGGATGCCTTCTATGTCGCCTCGGTGGAATGCATCCATAAGCTTTGAAATGGCCACCGTTGCCTTGCAACCTGCCACAAGCGCATCATCGTAGAATGCACTGTATCGCTTTGTGTCGCCATCTGGCCGATCATATGCGCCCGCCTCCACCCGTGCCAACAGGGCTTGCAGAGCGGCGGTGTTCGGTGTGGCGGTCATGGGGTGGCCTTTCCTTGATTGGACCATGCGGCAATAATGGCCTCATTCTTTTCACGCGGAACCTCAGAAACCGTTGCCCATTTCGGCAGCGTTTCAGGGATATTTTCGCAGCCGAAGAATGTCCAACTGTCTGATATCGACTGCGGCAACGCAAACTTGTAGGTGATGCCCATAGCCGCCATCGCCTTTTGTGGGTGCGGATTGTTGCCCAATTCCGGGTGATCCGGCAGCGCCAGTTCATTCGGCTCCATATAGTTGTAATACCCGGAAACGCTGATGTTGCGGTCCATGTCACTCACAGCTCATCTCCTTTGCGGGCGCGGATGGCGGGTTCCGAACGCATTCTGACCATATAGGCCGCGTTGGTGTTATGATTGTCACCTTCGCTGTCATCGGGAAACTGCGCCGCTCGTCTATCCAGCATTGCAGCGATGGCCTCCCGTTCCGCCTCCACCGCCTTCGCCACGGCGGCTTGCACGGCAGCGGTGTGGTCGGCGAGGGTGATAATCTGGCCGGAGCGGTAGGCGTTATGAAGCGCCCGCGTTAGATTTGACCACGGCATTGCGGATGGGGATGTATTGCCAGCCCAGGCACCTTCGAGATCAGCCAGCCGCGCGGCTAGGGCGGGATCGGGAGAGGTCATTTGGTCAGCCATTTGTCGCCTCGCCTTCATGTTCCCAGTATTGCATTTCTTCGTCGGCCATTTCGCGTGCGCCAGCGTGTGACCAATCATAGGCGGGGTCGCCAAATTCATCTTCGACGCCTTGCATTGCTGACAACGCCAGATCAAAAGCATCGGCCAAATTCAGAGAGCCTCTGCACTTCAAGACCATCCGCTTGGCCATGGTGCGCAGGTAATCCTCTAGCGTAAGGCCATCCTCGGATTTCTTAATCTCAGCCTGCCACACGAGTTGCTGCAGCGGTCCTGATCCTTCTGGGTGGCTCATAACCATGCCGTAACGATGTGGGCGCTCTGTCATCTTTGCAAAGCATTGCCCGCAGACCCAGCAAGCAAACTGTTCAACATGCGCGCCGTGTTTATGTCCGCAAGCCATCACTCACCCTTCCGCGCGAACGGGGCGAGGGCGGCGAGAAGTCCGCCTAACATTGGCAATGGATGCGGCTCATATTCTGCGAGGATAAGCTTGGCACTCGTTGCGGCACTCACCAGCGCCTGCACTTCCGGCAACTCCGCAGCCACCGCAAGCAGTTCGGCGGGAGTGGGTAGGGGTAGGGCTTCTATGGCGTCTTTGACAAACAAGCCCGCAAGCATCATGCTTTGCCAATCACGGGCCTCTTTTGGGTTTTTGTTGGCCTTTGCCGTCTCCGCCGTCTCGCGCCAGTAATCAGCGCGATCTTTTGCCGACTTCACAGCCGCAGCCTTCATCGCCACCGCCCCTAGTGGGCTGGCGGGGTGCAGAGCGGAGAGGATGCGGGCGGTGTAATCGGCTTGGGCTGCGGCTTTGGCAGATACAAGTGAACCCCATTCGCCAACTTCCTTGCGGTCATATGCAGCACGATATTGTTCGGTGATGGGGTCAAAAAAGACGAAATAAGTACCGATCCCGGTCACCGCCCTATAGTCGCAGCGTGTTCCGTCTGGATAAATAGACCCAGAGTTTTCCCATTGATCTGGGGCATCCCACACCAGCGGCTTCGCCCCCACAGCGCGGGCCTCTGCTGCGTCGATGGTGGCGCGAAGGGCAAGCAAGGTTCGATCTGTGCTCTCGGCATCTGCGCATGTAATCATGGTGCTGTAAGACGCCGGATCGCGTGGCGGGGATACATAAGATTTCCGGCCAAAGAGTGATGCCAGTTTTTCCACGGCATCTTGGCTAATGTCGATATTACCCACGGTCTTGCCCTCCGATGATGATGGTGCTGATTTCAGACAGAACAGCTTCGGCAAGATCAACGTCCATTTCCTTAGCCACGTTTTCTTCATGGCACCAAGCGCGGGCAATCGCCTCTCGTAAGATGGTATCAGTCACCCGCGTATCCGGCGAGGCGGGGCGGGCGGCGAGGGCTGCGTCAATGACCCCAACCCAATCTTCGTCAGGCCCTTCGGCCTCGCTATAGCGATGGTTAATCAAGCTGAGAACGGTTTCACGCGTATCCCGCAACGCCGCTTCCAGCCCCGCCACATAGTCGGCAGCGGGGGGCGTCAGGTCGGTGCGGGGCAATTCATCCACGAAACCATCAGGCGCGAGCAGGATTTGCTTGCCATCTGCATCATTGGCAATCCACCATCCACCCCCTGAAACGCAGTCCTTCCAGATTGCGTTGACGATTACGGCGCGTGTTTCGTCGGCGCTCATGACGCGGCTCCTTTGTCGGTTGTGAGGGCGACGGTATAATCCGCAATGGACTGCTGCGCGTATTCGTATTGGTCGGTGTCCCAAACCCAGTCTTTGCATTGGAGCGCGCCTTCCAGCCAACCTTTCATGTCATCTGCCGCCTCGGTCAGTGCGGCAATGCGGGCGGTGGCGTTGGCTTCAGATGCCAGCAACTTGGTTTGATCAGCGGCAATCTCGCGCGCCTTTCCGGCCCAGAACCGCCAAAGATTTCCGTTGGCGGTGAAACCTTCACTTGTTTCGATGCTGTCAATGGCTGCGGTCAGTTCATCCCGTTCCGCTGTCACCCGCGCCAACTCCTTCTCACGCTCTGCAAGCTGGGCGGAGAGGGTGGTGATGCGGCCACCATCTTCCTCGATCTGTGACAATAGGGCGCGCAATGTCGGGGCAAACCAGCACTCAGTTTTGCAATCCTCATGTGCGGGCCATTCCGCCACCACCTCTGCCGTCAGGGGCGCGGGGGCTTGATCGTGGGGGTGGGTCGTGACGCGGTTTTGTGTCGGGTCAAAGGTCATCACATCGCCCCCACAAGCCAATCGAAACCCGCCATGATCAGCGCGGCAGTCGTGGCGGTTGCACCCATCCACAGCCAAACGGTAACGCCTGGGCCGCGAAATTCGTCGTCAATCTCGGCCTGCGATTTCAGCGGCTGGAATGGGATAATCCGGCCATCGCCATCGCGCCATTGCCATTGCGGGGCGTCAACGCGGGTCGGCTTGTCCATGTCGGTCCAGAACGGCGCGGCCTCGGCCAGTTCGGCGTCATGCGATGCGGGCGCGAAAACGCTGTTGCAGTCGGTGATCTTGCGGCTGTTGCTCATGCTTTCTCTCCCATCAACTCAGCTTCCCGCATGGTGATCCGCTTGCTGCGGTAAATCGCGCCTGCCTCGTCATTGTCGACAACCTCGACAACCAACGTCTGCGGACCGTTGCCGCGAATATCCTTGGCGCATTTGGCCCAGACATTCGCGCGCTCGCCCATCTGCTCACGGTCGCCGCAGAACATGCCGTCAACGCGCCAGTGGTCTTTGTGCCAGATGGCGGTGATGAAGTTGGATTGGGTCATTTGATCCTCCGTTGGTAGGAACTGGCTTACGCCAGCTCTTTTGTCATTGCGTTGGCATAAAGCGGCTTCCCAGCCTTAACGCGGCGAGCATTCATCATCGGCGTGAAGCGGTCACAGCAATGGGCGCAACGGTCTGCTGCCGGGGTTGCGCGAAACTCTTCGGGGGTGACTGACTTCGCGGACATATGCTGATACTTGGTACGCGAATTGCGGATGATTTTCCCGTTGCGCTCACCAACGCAGGAGCAAGCGGTTGTTCCGTCTACGCCTTGTGCTAGGTGAATTTTGTGGCCCATCTTACTCTCTCCGGTGTTTGATCCTGCCGCTACATTGCGCGGAAAACCCGCACCTCGTCAAGTGATTTTTGTGCATAAAAACCCCTTGCCTATATTTTTATTTGCGGTAAGGTGACTGCATGAAAACAGCACAAGACATCATCAACAAAATCGGCAAGCCACGCATCAAAGCTGGACTTGGCGTCAGTGATCGCACAATTTTCGAACATGCGCACGCCGGAAAACTCCCCGCGTCATGGTTCGACTTCTGCGAGAAAGCAACACGGCGGCGGCTGGATCGGCGCTTGTTCAGTTTTAAGACTGATAAGGTTCAATAACTGCCTGCCGCGCCGCTTCCCTGTCGGTGCGGCCAACTACCCCCGCTATGTGATGTAGCGGGGGATTTTTCGGAGGATCAAATGAGTTTGCAAGAGTATCGAGAGTTTATAGAAGCCAAGACACACTTATCAGGTGATTTTGGATTCGCTCCTGTGTATGAAAACCCCAACTGCTATGGCTTTCAAAACGGCCTTATTGAATGGGCATTGATGCAAGGGCGCGGGGCAACCTTTGCTGACTGTGGGCTTGGAAAAACGCTGATGCAGCTTGTTTGGGCGGAGAACGTTCATCGCAAAACTAACAAGCCTGTTTTAATTCTGGCCCCATTGTCAGTATCATCGCAGACAGTTGATGAGGCTGAGAAGTTCGGGATTGAGGCATATCGCAGCCAAGACGGGAAATACCCACAAAGCAAAGGCATCATTTGCACTAACTACGAGAGGCTTCACCATTTCAATGCTAATGACTTCGGAGGGGTTGTTTGCGATGAAAGCAGCATCCTTAAAAACTTCGATGGCGCGATAAAGGCGGCGATCACCGACTTCATGCGCAAGGTGAAATATCGGTCCATGTATACCGCCACACCTAGCCCGAATGATTACACCGAACTCGGAACATCATCTGAAGCACTCGGCGATATGGCATATATGGACATGCTGCAAACGTTCTTCAAATCCAATGACGACACGCTGCACCCGGCACATATAGGGCAGGCTTGGCGGTTCAAAGGACATGCAGAACCGCACTTTTGGAGATGGGTCGCATCGTGGGCGCGGGCTATCCGAAAGCCATCTGATATGGGCTTTGATGATGCCGGATGGTCGCTTCCAAAGTTGATTGAGGTTCGCCATGAACTTCAATCTAACCCATTAGATGGCGAGTTATTTGCCATGCCCGTTCGAGGGTTGCCAATGGAACGCGAGGAACGCAAGTCTACAATAACCATTCGTTGCGACCGTGCGGCAGAGCTTCTGACACAACATGAAAGCGGTGTGGCATGGTGCCACTTCAATGCAGAAGCTGATCATCTTGCCTCAGTATTGCCGGGAGGTGTGAACTTGTCCGGCGCGGATAGGGACGAGGTAAAAGAGGAAAAGTTTGCCGCATTTAAGTCAGGCGAGATAAAGTATCTGGTGACTAAACCGAAGATCGCAGCCCTCGGAGTAAACTGGCAGCACTGCAACGCCTGCACCTATTTTGACGATTACAGCTATGAGCAATATTATCAGGCTGTGCGCCGGTTCTGGAGGTTTGGGCAAAAGCGCGATGTGACAGTTTACCAGATCGGAACAACCTCACTAGCCAACGTCGCCAAGTCTCGCAAACGCAAAGCCGAAGCCGCCGATTTGATGTTCCACGCAATGATGGAACACATGATCGAAGCGCAAAAACATCGCAACATCTTCACCGAAACTCAGGCAGTTACCCTGCCTTCATGGATTTGAGAGAACAACATGCCAGTATCTAACCAAGTCGTCACCGACAGCTATGCAATCTACAATGGAGATTGTGTGGAGGTGATTGCCACCATGCCAGATAACTCCATTGATATGGCTGTTTATTCGCCTCCTTTCGCCGGGTTGTTTCAATACAGCGGCGATGAACGCGACATGTCTAATTGCACCAGCTACGGGCAGTTCTATGATCAATATCGCTTTCTAGTCAAACATCTTCATCGCGTGACAAAGCCTGGGAGGATCAATGCGGTCCACTGCATGGATATTGGCGAGGACATGGCTGGAACCTGCCATGACCTTCCAGGACATATCATCAAAATCCACCAAGATGCCGGATTTCACTTTATTGGACGGCGTCTAAAATGGAACGAGCCTTTGGCGGTTCGGTTGCGTACAATGGTCAAGGGATTAGCGCATCAGACCATCTGTGAGGATGCCAGCAAGTCCAGCATTGCCAATGCAGACTACATCCTGTTTTTCCGCAAGGGTGGAGAGAACAAGGTTCCAGTGACATACCCAACCGGGTTCTTGCGCTATTTCGGATCTGATCCTATTCCAGAAGAGGCCATGCAATATCGCGGATTTGTTGGAGATCAGAAGCAAAACCGCTTCTCTCACAATGTTTGGCGGCGGTATGCGTCATCGGCTTGGATGGATATTCGCGCTAGTAACAAACAACTTTGCGGCGATGGATTGAAGGCTAGGGCTGTGGTTGATGATGGCGAAGCCCGCGAACCGGATGATGTTAAGCACGTTCACCCGCTGATGCTGGATATTATTCACCGCTGCGTTGAACTTTATACCAACCCTGGCGAGACCATATTTACTCCCTTCATGGGCGTCGGATCAGAGGTTTACAGTCCTGTCTATCTGGGGCGGCGGGGGATTGGGATTGAGTTGAAGAAGTCCTATTTCCGTCAGGCGGTGAAGAACATCGCACAGGCTCAATCTGACGCCAAGGATGATGCAGTATCGGCGGACCTGTTCGCATGACCCCCATCACAATGACCCCAGAACACTACACCATCACGCGCACGGCGTCAGAGTGGTATGCCATCGCCCGCGATCATCTAGCGGCCATCGGTGATGGAGGATTTACCCCAGAACAGGATTATCGCCTGATGGAAGGGCTGGCGATGGGATGCGGCATTGATGCGGTCGCGGCATCTATCGGCGTCAATCCTGCCGTGGCAAATCAACGATTTCGTGCGATGCGGATCGGCATGATCGTGACATACAGCAATCGGCAAATATTCCAGCTTGATGCACAAGAGGCGCTGGTTCGGGCGCTTCGGGCGAGGCTGAATTGAAAAAAATGCGCGTGCTAGATTTGTTTTCAGGCATTGGTGGCTTTAGCCTTGGCCTAGAGCGCACTGGTGGCTTTGAAACCGTGGCATTCTGCGAAATCGAACCATTTCCCCGCCACGTGTTGGCGAAACATTGGCCTGAGGTTCCCTGTTATGACGATGTGCGCACCCTTACCGCCGCAAGGCTTGCTGCCGATGGAATTGCCGATATCGACGTTATCACTGGCGGTTTCCCATGCCAAGACATCAGCACGGCCGGAAAGCAAGGCGGCATGGGCGAAGATACCCGCAGCGGCTTGTGGACCGAAATCGACCGACTTATTGGCGAGTTACGACCTCGCTTCGTCATCGTGGAGAACGTCGCAAACCTGCTTGCTGGCCCGAGTGGAAAGCCAGGCGGATGGTTTGGCCGAGTTCTCGGAGACTTGGCCGAGCGCGGGTATGATGCAGAATGGCGCAACATACCGGGTTGGCTTGTGGAAAAGCCTCATGGCCGAGAGCGTGTCTGGATTGTGGCCTACCCCCAGCAAGAACGACGGCCGGGGATTTTACCGACTTTCGCATCGGAGTGCGCTGCTTCGGAGTTCGGGCGCGGTCAAGCGGCAGTTGCATTGGCTGCATCGCGCCGTCTTGATGCAGTCGCTTCCGGGCGACTGGACGGCGAATCCCCGTTTCTCTCTGGATCTTATGGGGTTTCCGAGTTGGTGGCTGGACTTGGAGCCTGCGGAAACGCCGTTATCCCACAAATCCCCGAGTTGATCGGCCACGCTATCCTGAAATCACTAATCTCGGCATAATGCCGGATCACCTAGCCATAGGCAGGTGCAACACGCGGTTTTGATTGGAACCGACCCCCAGATACCCCCGGCGCGGTCAGGCGCTAACCGGACAAACGCCGGGGGTTACATAAAAAAAGCCCCGGTAATTCCGGGGCTTCTTCATTACATGGGCGGCGTATCATCGTCATTGTCGGGTGGTGGGCCGTCTGCATCGGCGGCAATCTTAGTAAGCTCTGGCATGATTGGCTTTACGGCATCACGCAGCGTTCGTCCGTCGCCGTTCCACCATGCGGTGAATGCAGCCTTGCCTTGCCCTGCTGCGGTGCGCGCTGCGGCTTGTGCTGCGTCTGTGTCTGTGTCAACTGGTGGCGTCTCTGCCTGCCGTTGCAGCGGGCTAATCTGGTATTGCTTCACCTTGCCGCGACTGACTGGAACAGTCACTTTCTTCACGCCGTCGATGTGGCTCATGGCGCGAATGCGAGTGCCTCCCGTGGTATCAGCCCCAAATCGCACATCAGGATCGCGATAGAGCGTCAGGCTGCGGCCAATGTACTGGCCCGGATCAACGCCCCAAATCTCGCCCATCACCCTCCGCATTCCTTTGCATGGCCGATAGACCTTATCGCTGCCTTGGAAGCTGATCGACACAGGCTGATCTTCTTTCATGTTGACGTTGATCTTGGTGATGATAATCGTTTGATCACCACCCGCCAAATCCACATTATTTATCTGGTCGCTCTTAGCCGCAAGTGTTTGTTGAAAGTCGTTCATCAGGAATACTCCCCTTCCGTCATTTCGGTTGCAACGCGGCGTTCAGTCGGAATATAGCGCCCGCCGCTGGCGATGTTCTCATGATAGGTTTTCACAGCCTTGACGACCTTGGCCTCAAATGCTGACGCCGCGTCGATGATGGCCTTCTGAATATCTGCGTCTGGCGTGATGCGAAGTGTCGCCATCGGCAGTCCGCCGCTGTAGCTGATGAAGTCAATCCATTCCCAGCCTGTCACCAGCAATCCAGTCTGGACCTGTAGCATAAATTCATCAGGCATCTTGTTTTCAACAATGGTCTGTACTTGGTATTTCTGAATGCGGGATTTGACCTCAATGCCGCCTTTCTTTTCGGTAACTTCACCATCTGGCGAATAGCCCAAGGTAAAGCCCCATTGGTCATTGGTGACAAAGCCAACCTCTTTGACAGGATCATATCGTTCGGAGTACAGGTCGCGCGCCGTGATTTCATCCTCCCATCCGCGCAACATGGCATCGCCAATATAGGACGGCTCGGTAAACCGCGTGATGCGCTGGGAAGCCAATTCCCAGATGTGCATTTTTGTCTTGTCGTTGTCGGCAATCTTGAGTGTTGGCGTCAGAACGTACTTCATCTCGCTGGCCGTCAGTAGGCCGCAGCGTGCTGCGTGCCATTCGTCTGAACCCTGCAACAAGTCGTTGTGGTAGATAATCGTCATCCTTGCACCCTCGCATATGTTGCTGTAGTCTTGTATTGACATTACAGTAATTACAGGCGCGCGCAATGAGAAAATCAAACGTTCACCAAATCCGGCTCAGCGATCAGGAAAAGCAAGACTGGCTCAAGACGCAGTCAGCTGGTGGCTGGGTCAGCATCGCGGACATGGTGCGCTCGCTTGTCAGCCGCGCGCAATCGCAACAGCCTCAGCCGCAGACCGAGCAACACCAGCCCGACCACCAGCCCGAAGGACCGCCGCTATAAAATTGAGCTGGGCCTGCGTCGGCTGGCCTATCGCTGTCTTACATTCCACGGCAAGGAACACGCCGCCAGGTGCGATGCCGATAATGTCTGCGCTGCCGACGCATAGGCCGAACTTGATCATGCGGCCTTGTCTGTCTGGCAGTTGCCCGGTGTTGTTGCGCCATACGATGCATCCAGCCGCAGATAGGGCCACAAGGCAAGCGTTCATTACGTTGTTTTCTGCACTCGCCATTCTAAACCTCCATCAATGACGGCCAAATCCGCCGCCATGTTTCTGCCTTGTCAACCACGCACACGCACCCGTCGCGCTTTACAAGCTTGGCCTCATCGCTGGTGATCCCATGCGCCCGGATAAACGCCCGCGCCAATGACACGCCTTCATCGTCGTCTGGGCATGTGGCGAAGATGACCATCATGCGCGTTTTTTCGCCTGCCGTGCGTTCCAGACATGCTCAGCCCATCGCGGATTGCGTCCAGTGCGCTTTGCCAATTCTTGCAGCGCAGCGAGGCTATCCGCCATGCCCTGCTCTTGCTTTCGTTCCCGCACCATCTCTGCACGGTCAATCTCGGCCAACTCGCCATCAACCTCTTCAACCATGCGGCTCATGATAGGATATACCCTGCCGCAGTTCGGGCAGCATGGCGCAGGCCGATGCGCAAACCCACAGCCGCCGTCATCAATCGGGCATTGCCGCGCGGGTTCTGCCTTCTCATCTGATGCCGCGCGTTTCTTCTTACCGTCTAGGCTCCACTCTCGTGGATCATCAGGGAAGCCGTTTTCCCGCCAGTTGCCGCAGTGATCGGCGATGATAGCGGGGTATGGCTTCATCCGCAGCACACGCCCCCAAACTTGCATTGTTAGTGGTAGGCTCTTACGCGGGCATAGGTCGGACATGCTTTCAACCGTCACGTCCATGCCAGCCGCCGCAGCAAGGTCAAAGCCAAACGTCAGCAGCGCCACATTCACCAGCACAGTAAATTCCCGGCGCGCAAACCCCAGGATGATGCGCTTGCGTTCATCCGGCCCCATCGTGCCGTCAATCGACATAGCCGCAATTCCTGCCGCGCGGAACGTGTCAACAATCAAGCCCGCGTGCTTGCGTGACGTGGCGAAAACCACGTTCAACTTGCCCAACGCCAGATCACGATAGGTCTTGACCGCATCTCCAATGATCGCGTTATCGGCCTCCATAAATGCTTCAAGCTGTGATTTCACGTATTCCCCATCGCGCACAGCAACGGCTGATAGGTCTGGCTGGTGTGGGGCGAAATAGCGAAACTCTGACAGCCTCTTGCCAGCGATCAGATCCGCCACTGGCAAGCCCATCTCCATATGGTCGTAATGGTCGCCCATCGGCTTGCCGTTGGTTTTGTATGGCGTTGCTGACAGCCCAACGCGCCACCCGCCACCCGCGCGGCTCCACTCGATCACCCGGTCAAGTTCTACCCCGCCGAAATGGCATTCATCCACAAATAGCACGCGGGGGGCAGCGATCTTGCCCAGACGCCGCGCCAAGGTCGGCGTCATCGCAATCTGCACTTTGGCAAACGGGTTTGGCGTATAATCTGGGCTGATAACGCCATATGGAATGCCATATTCGTCTATCGTCTTGATAGTCTGGGCCAGCAGTTCCTTGCGCGGAACCGTGAATATCGCCGAGCTGCCCTTGGCGTGCGCGCCTGCGATCATATCCAAGGCCATACGCGTCTTGCCGCTTCCCGTGGCTGATTGCATCAATACCGCCTTGTGATGCCGCATGGACTGCCTGACGCGGCCCACGAGATCAGCCTGATCGGGGTATAACTCCACGCTCACCGAAATTCCTCCATATCAAACGGCAACTCGATTTCAGCAGGCGCATCATCTCCCAACACCAACGCCATCGGAACAGCCACACACCGCAATCGCATCGCCGCAGAGAACCGCATCTTGTCGTGGCTGATCGCACCATCTAACTCCCCCAACGCGCGCCTGTAACTGCCTCCCCATGGCGTATCCCGAAGCATGTCTGAAATAGGCTTGCTCGGTGATGCCACATAAAGCCAGTCGCGATCAGCTTTCATGCCATATTCGCCTAGAGCGTTTGTTGCCACGTCGCGGTCGAGCCCGTCTGCGTTCAATGCCCGGTCAATCAGCCGCCCCACGGATGCCTCGCGCGCCATACCCCTGTCGTCATGGCGCACCCGCGCCGCCATGATAAACGCCAGCAGCTTCTCGCCATCTGATTGGTCGTTGTCGAGTTTAGCCCAGCGCCAGTCATGCTTGGCGCACCATTCCTTTGCCGCCTCTGGTGTGATTTCTGCCGTGCTTGTCAGGCTAAACGCGCCTGCGATCAGGGTTCCGTGCTGGTCGCCAAAACGCTTGCTGCCCTCTTGCTCTGTCAGCACATCAGCGAATGTTTCAATATTTTTCAAGATCGTTGGCAGGTTGTTGAAAGTCCGCGTCAACAGCATATCCGCCGCTTCTGGTGTGATCGCCGCCGCTACCCGTTTTTCCAACTCTCGGAAATCCGCCCGCGCTGTTTTCGACTTGTTTTTCACCAGATGCAGGATTGTATTGCGGTCAAGGTCCGCCCCTTGAATGATGCGCGGGTTGATGGCCGCAAAGCAGAATGATGACTTGACTGGGAAAACACCATTGAAATTCGCCATGTCTGCGCCGCTGGAGGACTTCCGCGCCAGACCATAAACCAACTCCATATTGCTGCGGTCTTTTTGCGTCTCGCTCTCGGCCTCGTCCATGATCACAGGGCGCGCTGTGCTGCCAATGTCTTTGCGGATCTTGGCTTCCGTCGATCCCCCCGACCTGATCAGGGCGATTTTCCCCATGATCACTTTCAGGATATAATCCATCACCCAAGACTTACCCGCACCCGGCTCACCCGTCACCACGATATGCGACCGCCAGCGCATTGCCCCAGCAATCATCGCTGTCACAATCCATCCTGCCAGCATGTAGCCTGACAGTTTGCCCTTCCACGTCAGAGCAAGGCATATCTTCAAAATCTCTGCCGCGTCCGCATTGCTCATAGGGTCAGCCGTCAGCCTACCGATGCGCGGACCCATGACATAGACATTCTTGCTCTTGAAATCTGGCGGCAGGCAATCACCACCCGGCCAGAACAGTCGATCCCCGGCGTTCAAAATCTGCCGCCCCTCATCCATCCACACGCCAACGCCGCGCTCTGTTTCCGGGTCGTAAATTCCCAGCATATTGCACGCCTCGATCAATAGCAGTGATGCCTCACCAGCCATTTTCTTCTCGCTGGCCTTCATATCGAAATTCGTCTCCCACAACGTGCGGGGTGCCATGGTCACGAGGTTTTGCATGTTCGCCAGCGCTGGGCCTGTGAAATCCATGATCTGCCCGCATGACCTCGGGAAAAAATAGAACGTCTTGCCAGACCGACCTAGGGGGCGAACGGCGCGCAATATTGGGTTTGTCGAGAATACATCACCTTGTTGATCAAACGCTGGTGCATGGTGTGGCACGCCATAATCAGGCTCCCACCGATCATCCAACACATCGTTTGCGTCATGCTCTGGCGGTGTGAAAGCGGCCTTGACAGCATCGCCCCCAGCGTCTTTCCAGTAATCCCACCAGTCCGTGCGCTTGGCCGCGTCATCGGCTGGAAATGGCGGTGCCAATACCAACGCGCCACCTATAGAAACCGCAGCCTGCTTGGCCTTGTCCGCACCCGTGTTGACGCATAACCCCGCGTCTCTCCACTCCACCCACCTCGGATCATCCCCCGCCGGGTTATCCCAATCCAATGGCCGCTTGTTGCCCGGTATCGTCCACTGGTCTGCATCTGCGGCAAATACGATCCGCTTATCGGGGTATTTCTTGCGCATCACATGCGCGACAGGCTTTAGGTTTCCGGCGTCAAACGCCACAATCACAGAGCATCCCAACGAGGCATGAATAGATGCCATTGTCGCCAGCCCCTCGCCAATCACCAGCAAGTCACCATCGCCCTTGATCGCGTGGTATGCGCCTTCCTTGACGCCGGATTTCAGGAACAGTTTATCCCCTTCCGCGTCTATGAATTGCAGGCTCACCAGCTTACCGTCTGACCACATCGGCACCACGATAGCCCCGCGCGATACCCGGCACCCAAGCTGTTCAGCCGTGAACCCCTTGCGGTCAAGATAGGCGTTTGATCCCTTGCGCTCGGCCTCTGACCATATCTGTTGCGCCTTAACAGCCGCCGCTGCCTGTGCCTCTAAACGCTCTTTTTCCTGCTGGATCCGCGCATCATCCGTGCGTTTTTTCCACGCCGCGCGTTCCTCGTCCGTGATCTTTCTGGGGCTTTTTGTATGCCATTTGTGCCATACCTGATCGCGGAAATTCATGCAGCCGCCTACCGCGAAACCGTCAGCATCAACACGCAGAATGTAACTTCCGTTCTCGGTCTTTGGCTTGTCTCCTGACAACATATAGCGATGCATCTTGTCGTCTGCGTTGATCGTGACAGACAACGCTGGTGGGCAATCGGCTTCGTGCATGAATTCGATAAACGCGGCAATTGGGTCAGACATTGTGGCTCCTGATTACTGGATGCGGATGATGTACGCAGGGCCGATCTGTGGCTTATCAACCCGGAAAATATGTTCCGGCCCGCATTTATGCTGAAATTTCTTCACGACAGAACGAACTGCGGATTCGCTAACGGTCTTGCCGTTTTTGTCACGCAAGCCGCCAATAGATATCCTGTCATATGGAAACATCTGCTTCATGGATATACGCACCCACGACTGCCAATACTTACCGCCGTTCATAGCGCCGGGAACTCATCCGCATCATCGCTCAAAATGTGGTCTGTGATGATGATGCCGCCCCTGCGTGCTACCTCGACAATCAGCCGATCAATCGCAACACCAGCCGAAGTCTTGCGCTGTTCGGTCAGTTTTTTGACGAATGCCTCAGCCTCATCGCTGAGAACCATACGAATTTCCATGTTTTGCACTCCGCTGTAATTCCGCTGTAACGCCAACATTATTCCGTATGTACGGATAGCGCAAGAGGGAAGTTTTTTTACGGCCAGATCGTGCTGCGGGCTGAGGTTAGGCTGTTTTTGGGCACTTCGCGTGATGAGATGGGCCATGCGATTACTAAACAAATCAACACCTTACATTATGTTGCCCAAGCCTTGGGCCATGCCGTTGGGCCATGCTAAGTGATTGATTTCATTGAATAAAATGTCATTTTTTGGTCGAAAACTCGTCAGTTTGAAAAAAAGAGGGTCATCATACTGTCTAAACGTCATTACGTTTGTATATACGGTAACGTCATTACGGAAAGCTCTAGTACGATACCGTGTTTATATTAAATACAGTGGGCCACCCCCTTCTCTCTCTCTCTCTTTAATTGAAAAATATATATACAATAGGGGGTTAGCGCCTTTGAACCCCGGCCCAAAAAGCCGTCCACTACCCCGTCCAGAGCCGTCCACGATGTTGATGCTATGGGCCACCTATTTTTAGTCATTACCGTATTGACCCGCCACCCCATCCCGTGCCAAACTACCCAAGCGCGGCCACCGTGGATTGATCCCCACGGGCAGAGCCTCCTCCCTCGGGCCGCGCGTTCACATCGGAGGATACAGGAGCGAGACAAATGCCAGACTTTGACCCAACAAAAATCACCATGCCATTCGGAACTCTACGCCGCAAAATCAGCAATGCGTTACGGGCGCATGACGATGCAGGCGGTGAGATTGAAGTTTGGACTGGGGCGGCGTGGATTGCTGCATCACCAGCATGGGAGCCAACGCACGTTTACCGCGTGAAGCCGCAAATGTTATCCGCTGATAACAACATCAAGGTTCCAGCATGAACCGCCCCACACCCATTACAGAATACCGCAGCGCACCATCATCGCCGCGCGTTGCCAAGCCACACAATGAACCGCGCGCCATCGCCCCAACCACAGAAGCTGCCAAGCATATCACCAATCACTTCGCCGCTGGCGTCGATCAAGAAACGCTCGCAACCCTCATGGCCGCACGGTGCAAATCCGAACGCCACTATGGACGCGCCCCAGCATCACACCGCGAAGACAACGGCGGTAAAGGACAACCACGCGCCAAGGTAGGTCATCTACGCCAAGCCGTTCTATCCATGCTAACCTCCGAATGGCGCAAGCTGGATGTCGCCATGATTGCAGCGCTTGGCCGCAGCGACAAAGCCATCCGTGATACGCTTTGCGATCTGCGCGATGCAGGCAAGGTCGATCACCGCCGATCAATGGTCGGATCGCCCTCAATGTGGAGGCTCAAGCAATGATTGCAATCCATCTTGATCATTACGTGCTGTGCGAGGTGCGGGGCATGACAGTCAATCAAGCAGCTGATTGCTTAGGCATCCTACCTTCATCCGCAAGATCCGCCGCTGCGAGGTATGGCCTGAAATTTGCCGAGGCAAACAACCAACGCAATCGCAAGCCAGTCACGCATGGTGGCATCGAATATCCGTCGAGATCAGCGCTTGCAAAAGCCAAGGGCGTATCAGGCGCGACTGTCTGGCATCACCTCGCTAAGGGGCAGCCTGATCGCATCGGCGCAACTGATGGACAGCGCATTTGTCCACCCAGAGCCAAGCTATCCGCATCACCCAAAGCCATCGCAGCATACATCAAGCCTAGTGTGACCTGACACTCAAAACAGGCGGTAAGGTGCCAGAGCCGGGCGATGAGCAAGCCCCATCGACATCAGCCGCGCAGACCTGCCTCTCACAGGCGAGGCGCGGCAAACGAATGAAACCCATAGAAAGAGAACGCAAATGAAATCTATCATCATCGCAGCTGCACTAACCATCGCATCGCAAGCAAGCGCCCAAGATGTATGCGCCGAAATGGAAGCGATGACTTACGAAATCGCAATGGCCAGAATGGAAGGCGTAACGCTTTCATCGGCTATGGGCATCATCAACAAAGATGGCGATCAAGCGGCTGCGGCAGTTATCAAATCAATCATTCTCGGAGCATATGCACTCCCCGTCATGATGGATGATGGCAACCGAAAAACCTTATCGACGGAATATGCAACCAAAGTCGCGTTGATGTGCTACAATGCTAAGGTGCCGTGACAACGCAACGGAATGTGATAGTATAACATTTCCTTATCGGGAAACATCATGGCTAACCCAAATCCATCACCAGAAACGCGCATTGGAGCTGAGCGAGGGCCATCGCCGGGTAAATCATCCGAGCAGAAAACGCTTGAATATCGTAATGCAGAAGCTGCCGTGCGCATTAGGGCAAAATTCCTTTCAGCAGCAGAAAGCAAGCTGGCCGATATGTCTGATGATCAGATCATGGCAATCCTCGACGGCAATATGCTGACCTTAATGAAGGACAGTGAAACCCGTGGCCTAGGCGCTCCTGTGCAGCCAGTCGATCACAGCAGCACAGACGGAAGCATGACGCCTCGACCAACCGTGATTGAGTTCATCGCGCCAAAGGCATCTGATGAAAGCGACGATTGAGGAAATATCTCGCATATCGGCTAACTTCGCAAAGCCAGCCAGGACCCGCGTATTCAAGGGCGGGCGGGGATCTGGTAAAACCCGCGCCATTGCAAAACGTTCAGCGCTTAGGGTCTACCAGCTCGCAGAACTAGGCGTTGAAGGTGTTTTCCTTGCCAGCCGTGAACACCTAAACAGCCTTGACGAAAGCAGCATGGAGGAAATTAAGGCGGCTATTCGGTCAGAGCCTTGGCTTGCCTCATATTTCGACATTGGTGAGAAATACATCCGAACCGCCAACCGCCGCATAAGCTATGCCTTTGCAGGGCTGCGGCATAACCTCGACAGCATCAAATCCAAGGCGCGCATCATTGGCAATTGGACCGATGAGGCTGAAAACGTGTCAGAGGTGGCATGGCGCAAGCTCATTCCAACCATCCGAGAACAAGGCGACGGGTGGCACGCTGAGAACTGGATTAGCTATAACCCGGAAAGCCCGGAGAGTTCAGTTCATCGCCGCTTTGTGCAAGACCCGGCAGATGATTGCATCGTTACAACCGTAAACTGGAAGCATAACCTATGGTTCCCAGATATTCTTAATAAGCAGCGGCTAGAGGATCAACGGCTGCGGCCTGAAGTTTACGACCATCTTTGGGAGGGTGCGTTCCTCACCCTGACCGATGCGCAAATCTTCGGCGGTAAGTTTATCGTGGATGAGTTTGACCCATTGCCAACATGGGACGGGCCATATCATGGGCTTGACTTCGGATTTGCCAATGACCCCACCGCAGCCGTGCAGATGTATATCAACAAGGGTGTGCTTTACATCCGCCATGAGGCTGGGCGCACAAAGCTGGAGCTGGACGCAACCGGGCAATTCGTCACGGATCGCATCCCCGGCATGGCGCGTCATACGGTGCGCGCCGATAATGCAAGGCCGGAAAGCATCAGCTTTCTGCGGCGTCACGGCATTCCCAATATCATCGCAGCGGACAAGTGGCCGGGGTGCGTTGAGGATGGCATCGCGCACATAAAGTCTTATGAAAAAGTCGTTATTCACCCGGATTGCACCAATACAGCGCGCGAATTTCGGCTCTACAGCTACAAGGTTGATCGCAATACTGGCGACATTCTGCCAATCGTTGTTGACGCCAATAACCACTACATCGACGCCATCCGCTACGGTTTGGGGCCAATGATCAAGGCTAGGTCGGGGGGCTTTCATGTGCTATAGCGCAACCGCTTGTTATACTGTAACATAGACAAAACCATTTCAGGAGCAATGCCGCATGGCTTGGCCGTTTGCC